TGGTATGCCAGCCACGCCCAGCGAACGTCGTAGTGGACGTATCGACACGCTTTGCTGAACGGCTCAGTCGTAATGGTCTTGCCGATCTTACCGTCACGGTGGTAGGGGTCGAATGAGAACACCCTGTCGATGATCGAAGACAGCCTGTACGACGTCAGGTTCTCGTCTGCGATGTGCATGAGCACCATAGTGTCGATGTACCTACCCTTGGGCAGGGTGCCACCGTAGTACTTGGCTATCGACTTCGCATCGAACTTGATGTTCTGATTGATCTTGACGATGCCCTCATCCATGAACAGCGGCTCTAGCGCAGTAAACACCTGCTCCTGAGTCAGTTGCTCTGGCGGATCGGTGAATGTAGCCGGGATGAAGTACTTAGCCCGTGCCATGGACTCCTTACCAGTAGCGAGGATAGCCCTATGACCGGCTGGGGGGATAGTCGAACCATCACCACGTTGCTCTTTGACCAGCACCTCACCGTTGGGGTGACCCATGGGGATAGCCCACGACTTACCACGGGTGGCAATGCCGATCCAGAAGACCTCGTTGCGTAGGGTGTCCAACGCTAGATTGCCACGCCACTTATCCTCAATGGCCTGACGGGACTTCTGGATGACGGAGGGGTGGTCGCTTTTCAGGGATGCCTGCTTTGCGCTCCACTCATCCTCCACTATCGCCATGATGTCGGGATGGCGGTCGATGTGACCTCGGGTCTCTACGTCAAATGAGAAGGCACCCTCAGCCTTTACAGTATCGACTATTGTCGATATCTCGTCTAGAGACAGAACAGCGGGGGCACTAGGCCCCCGCCGTCCGCTCGCACTGTCTTGGGCCACTGGTCAGTTGTAGTCCATGTCCTCAGCGGCAACACCTTGCAAGGTGGTACGGCTAGGGATGGGCACAATGCTGGCGTCGTATGCCTGCTCCTTGAGTGAGTCAAGGTCATCGTCGCTGAGAGGCGTGATGTTCCACTCTTCTTCCAAGTCCCGATCACGAACCATCTGATGGTTGGTCTGCGAGGTAGGACCCTTACCACTACGGGAGATTGCCCAGTAGTGCTTGGGGAGTGGACCCTGACGGGGGTCTTGGTGGAAGATCTTGAGGCTGTCGATCACTCGTGGCCCGACCTCATATGAACGGACAACTGAGTCGCCGTCCTCGTTGAGAAGCACGACGTTGAAGGCGAACCGTGCTGATGGGCGGTGACCAGCATCACAGAGTGGGCAACCCTTGGGGTGCATATCTGCGAGGCAGGTGAAGGACTTCTGGCCCTGACGCTCCACCCAGTGTTGGCGGTAGGAGGTATACGGCTCGTCCTCAAGGAACTTCACGATGACAGGCTTGTCATCAATCTTCAGGCGCTGAGCGTATGGGCTGTCGGCCTGCTTGGTGCTGTCGACGTTGCCCCAGCCACGCTTGATGACCCGTCGTGCCTGAGCACGATCCAGATCAGCATCGTCGTCTCGGGTAGCAACGCTACCGGTATCTTCGTCGTCGTCAAATCGACCCATGACTATAACTCTTTTCGTTGTCAGTGTTTTGGATAATTGTCTGCGATGTGCTTACGGAAGCCGTTCCAATCTGGAGAGTTTGGATCGTCTATCTCGTATGTCATCGCTGCTTCTACAAGGAAGACCAGTTGGGCTTCACTGTAGAGCCTCCGACCCCTTACTGCCTTTCCGGGGACTGTTTCTCCTCGTGGGGCTGGGGTACGGAAACTTGCTGGAGGAATCCAGCCTTTGGCTTCCCACGACCTTACGGTCACAGGTTTCCTGTTGAGAGCCTGAGCCAACGCACCGATGGTGTAGAACACCTTTGTCTGCCCGTTGACTAGGAACTCAGAGGACTTGAGAGACTGTAGCCATTCGTGCTGTGACCTGTCAAGGACCTTGCCACGATTTCTCGGAGAGGTGCTACCGGGGAAGTCCGGCCCCTCTTCCATGTGCTGACCAATCTTGGAGGGGATACCGTTGAAGATATCCATGGGGTCTCTACTCATTGAAAGTGCCTATTCGCTTTCTTGAAAGCCATACGGCGAGTAAGGCCGTAGAACCTGTAGATGATACGGCCAGTATGGACGTCTACACGATGGCGAAACCAGCCAATCCTGTTGTGGTCCATCCTGTAATCCATCAGTAATCGTAATTCTCTTCTTCGACAGGCTTCATGAAGGCGTAAGTGGTGGGGGAAGTATCGTGCAGGTCTTGAAACTGCTCTTCCAACCCCTCCTCATCTCGGTGCTCGTAAATATAGCCTACCAAAGCATCCTCGTCCAGCACAGTGATGGTCTTGGAAACTTCCTCCCAGATACCCTGCTCCTTGGCCCATTCCTCGGCACGCTGAAGGTTGAGCATCTTCTTACCCTGACGACGCTGGCGTTGAAGTAGGTACTTACCGACGGGGAGCCACTGATGACCCTTGTCGTCGGGTTCTCCGTTCTCTTCGATCATCTTGTTGAGTTGGTCTTTGTACTCGTTGACGGTCTTCTGAAGCATTGTGATGTGGTCCAGATGACGTAGGTACTCTTCGGTTAGGCGCTCGGCGTGATCGTTCATAGTCGTGATTCTCGCAGAAACGTACTCAAGGTGTCAAGGGACAAGTCCATACTTCCTTCGTTGTCGTGATGCTTACCGTCGATGAACGCCTCGTTGATCGACCTCTTCGTCTGGAGCATCTCATACTGACGCTCTTCGATACTGCCCTGCATGACAAACGTAGCGATGGTCACATGGGGGAACTCAGACGATAACCGGATGATGCGAGCCTCTCGCTGCTCAAGTTTCCCGCTGCTCCACGGTAAGTCGTAGGAGATTAGGTAGTTAGCCATAGGGAGATCAACACCATATCCCCCGGCATCTGACGACAAGAACAACCGACAGTTGGGGTCGTTGGCGAACTTCTGCTTGCTCGCATCTCTGGCTTCGGCGTCCATGCCACCCATAAACAGCACGCTGTCGGTCATGTTTGCTGTTGCTTTCTGGATGAGGCGCAGGTTCTCCTTGAAGAACGAGAAGAGAACAACTTTATTTTGGGGGTCCTCTGCTAATGTTGATTCGATGTACGCGATGCAGGCATCCAATTTGGGGGTGTTATCAACACCTGATACCCACCCCATATGGCATATGTCGTGGGCATACTGACTTCCTGCTTTAGTATCCGCTCTCGCGTACTCCTCTGCTGATTTCCTCACCAACTCTGGGTTGTCGCACAGCATACGTAGAACGGTCAATCTGGACATGATCTGTCCTTGGGCCTCGTCCCCATCACCACCGTTGTAGTGCGCCCACAGGTTGAAGGCCCCCTTGCCCTTACTCATAGCCTCGCTGATCTTGGCAAGGAGGTCATTAGAGATCTGTCGGTACAGGGTTGCCCCACGGTTATCGAAGGGGACAGGAATCACCTGATGGATGATGTCAGGCAACTGATCTTTGATGTCGTCTCTGGTCTTGCGGATCATGCACTCCTGCATCACCCGGTGCATCTTGTCTAGGTTGCGATACCGCATGGGTTTGCCCCATGTATCACGCACTATGAATGTCCTATCAAAGGTCTTGAAGTCACCCAGCACCTGCTTATCGACGAACTCCATGATTGAGAAGAGTTCCTCGGGGCGGTTCTCAATGGGCTGTCCAGTGAGCGCAAAGCGATAGGGAACGGTGCGCCCCACCTTCTTCAGTAGTCGGGAGCGCTTTGCCGTACGGTTCTTTATCATCGTGCTCTCGTCAATGACAACAGCCTGAATCTTGCCCACCTTGTCTACATCATTAGCCAGCGTCTCTGCGTTGACGATGACATACCGGCTAGACGCAGACATACGCCACTGAGCATCCCGTTTACTCTTACTACCGTCAATAACGGTGGCTTTGGCATCCGTGAACTTGGCTATCTCTCGTAGCCATTGGAACTTGAGGGAAGCGGGGACGACGACGAGGCACCGTTCTACCTCACCCTCTTCATGCAGGGCTTCAATAGCACCTAGAGTGGTAGGAGTCTTGCCAGCACCCATAACCATACCGAGCAGCATTTGACCACGGTCGACCATACGTTCGACCGCCTCCTGCTGGTAAGGCCATAGTGTTCCTCTAAACATAGACTGATGTGACGCTCGCTATCCCCTTGATGATCTGTCCGTCTGTCATGTCACCAAGGTCTTTTACGTTATCACAGTATTTCCAATACTTAGTCCCACGTCGGAAGGATGCGAGGGATCTGGTCAACCGCTTAGTCTCAATATGACCTGCTTGGTCATTATCCAGAGCGATGATAACCCCATCGAACCGGTCTGATAGGAGGTTGATCTGTTTTACGGAAATATTGGCCCCAAATGACGCTATGGCAGAGATATCAGAACCCTCATACACGCTATGGAAACGCACCACATCTAGGGGCGATTCCAACAGTAAAGCCACAGAACCGAACGCACGTTCGATACCAAATAAGGTATCACCCTTATGGACACCCTCGGGGTGGTTACGGACCCACCCGGTCTTCTTCAACTGCCATCCCCATAGTTCTCCTAGAGGGGACACGATAGGTATAACAACCGCCTTACGATCCGGGTCCCACTTGATGCCGAAGCGCCTTGCGACCTCCTCATCTAGACGCCGGTGTCGTAGGATGCCCTCTCCTAGAGGTTGGAACCTACTGTATTGACCCCAGTCAACTTGTGGGCGAAACTCATGTATCTCCTGCTCATCAGCAGTCAACCGCTGTAGACCTGAGGTAATGAGGTGACTTTGGATGCTCCAAAGGGCAGACGGGTCATCGGTAAGTTGACTTATCAGATGCGATAAGTTCCCCCTAGCACCACAGGAGAAGCAGTACCACAGCCCCGTGTCGGAGTTGATGTACCACGAGTAGCGAGTGCTCTCCCTACCCTTGGTCAGGTGGTGTACGGGGCACCTCCCGTTGATCTCGTCGTTCTGGACTCGGTGTATATCGACACCTAGGTCAGATAGGACTTCCCCTA